TCGGCGACGACGACGGCACGTTCGCCGCCGCCCTGGCCGCGGTGCGCCGATGGGGCGGGGTGCTCGAGCATCCCGCCTACTCGTTGGCGTGGCCCCGGTTCGACCTGCCCACACCCCGCCGCGGCGCCTGGACCCAGTCCCTCACCGACCCCGGGATGGTCACCGAGATATCCCAGGTGATGTACGGACACCGGGCCCGCAAACGGACCTGGCTGTACGCCGTCGGGGTCCAACCCCTCGACCTGCAATGGGGCGAACGACCCGGCCGTGTCGTCGTCGGCGCCGGCGTCCACACCGGTGAGTGCGCCGGACGGGGCCGCGCCGAACGTGACGTCCGCACCCCGCCCGCGTTCCGCGACGTTCTCGTCACGCTGGCCCGATCGGCGGTCACCGTTGGCCGATGAACCGCTGTTCGTCTGCCCGCGGTGTGGAACCGCGCTGCACCAGATCGCGCCGACACGGTGGTACTGCCATGCCTGTCGAATGGCCGTGCATCCGAAGACCGGCGATGAGTGATCAACCGCTGTTCGCCTGCGCCGAGTGCGGCCAGATTCTCCCGCTCGACCAATGGGCGAGACATCACTGTCTCGCGCCAGCGGTCAAGAATCCGGCACTTGCCCGGTTCTACCTCGGTACCCACATGCCCGCCTGGCTGACCCGTGTCGACGTTCCCCTGTTCGTCTCCCAACGCCGCCTCGCCAAACGTCGCACATACCGACCGGCCCACACCCGATGGGCGCTCGACTCGGGGGCGTTCACCGAGATCTACCTCTACCGCGAGTACGCCACCACACCGGCCGCCTACATCGCCGCCGCCCGCCGCTACCGCGACGAGATCGGCCGGCTCGACTGGATCGCCCCACAGGACCACATGTGTGAGCCGTTCGTCCTCGCCACTTCCCGCATCGCCCGCACCGTCCCGACCGCCCAACGCCACACCGTCGACAACTACCTGACGTTGCGGACCCTCGCCCCCGATCTGCCGATCATCCCCGTGTTGCAAGGCCAGACGCTGGCCGACTACTGGCGGTGCGCCGACATGTACGAACGTGCCGGCGTCGACCTGCACCGTGAACGTCTCGTCGGCCTGGGGTCGGTGTGCCGACGTGAGGCAACCGACGAGATCGCGCAGCTCGTCGCCAACCTGTCAGCCGACGGCCTGCGACTGCACGGGTTCGGGGTGAAGACAGACGGGCTGCGCCGTTACGGTTGGTGTCTCACGTCGGCTGATTCGATGGCGTGGTCGTATCGGGGTCGCAACATCCACCCGTGTCCACACACCGGGGTGAAGTCCTGTGCCAACTGTCTGCCCCACGCCCTGGCCTGGCGGGAGCGGGCGATCGCCGCCGTGCCTCGCCCCGTACAACTGGGACTAGCGGTGTGAGCTGGGCCGACCGTGGCTGACCCTGCCTACCGTGAGCCCGCCTACCTGGCGGCGCTGTCGGTGCTGGCCGGCGGTGAGCATCGGTGTGTGTGGTGCGGGGCCCGGGCCTCGACACCCGATCACGTCCCGGCGTTGGCCGATCACCGCCACGTCGCCGGGTCGGGGTGCTGTCGGTTGGCGCCGGCGTGTCGTCGTTGCCAGTCGGCGGGAGGGGCGCAGGTGTCGAACCGTCGTCGTCGCGCGTCGTCGCGGTCGCGTCTCGCTCCGGGCTCGAGCGTTCTTGGATCGGGGGGAGCGGTTGGACGCCGCCGGCGTCCGGGTTCTCTCTCCCGCCGGGCCGGGACGCCCCGCGTAACTACGGTTCGGCCCGATGCGGACCGATCGTGACCCGTCCGCCCACGCCGCACCTGCCGGGCCTGGGCGACGACACCGGTGCCCGTGTCGCCCGGGTCCGCCGGTACGTCGACCGCCAGCTGCGGGCCCAACGGGCGATGGGCCAGATCGAACCGGTCGACGCCGGACTGGTCGGCCTGGCGATGACCGCGGCGGACGCGATCGACCGCGACGTCGCCGACCCGGACGTGTCCAGCTTCACGCTGTACCGCGGGATCGACGTCACCGCCCGCCTGTTGCTCGAGCTGCGCGGGGAGCGCCGTGACAGCGCCGGCGATCTCGGCTACGACGACGAACTGGCACGCCTCACCGCCGAGATTCGCGACGCCGCGCGATCCCGAGCGTCCGACCACGGGCCCGTCGACCCTGGCCCACCTGACCCGTCTGCGCCGTAGACCGCCGTACCCGTGGCAGTGGGATGTCGCCGACGTCGCCGGCGAGATCAACGACGACGGCACCGGGTTCCGTTACGGCGTGGTGGTGCTGTCGGTGCCGCGCCGCGCCGGCAAGACGACCCTGTCGCTCGCCGTCAACCTGGACCATCTCGACATCACGTCGGATCAGCGCGCCTGGTACACCGCGCAACGACGCGAGACCGCGGCCAAGCTGTTTCGCGACGAGTGGGTGCCGATGCTCGAGCCGTTGTCGCGGCTGTACCGGTTGCGCCGCTCCCAGGGGTCCGAAGGTGTCCACAAACGCCGCGGTTCGTCCCGCCTGCAGTTGTTCGCCCCGACCGCCGACGCGTTGCACTCGACCAACGCCGACACCGTCACCGTGGACGAGGCGTGGGCGTTCGACGTGGAATCCGGCGAAGCGTTGGAAGGTGGCATCCGCCCCGCCCAGTTGACCCGGCCGTGGCGTCAGACCTGGATCGTGTCGGCCGGCGGCACCGTCGAGTCGACGTGGTGGGACCGTTGGCTGACCGCCGGCGCGTCCGGACTGCCCGGCGTCGCCATGTTCGACTACGGCGCCGACCCGACCGACCCGGGCTACGACCCGGCCGACCCGGCGGTGTGGGTCGGCGCCCATCCGACCGCCGGGATCGCGTTCGGCCTCGACGTGTTGCACCGGGAATGGGCGATCCGCGAATCGGACGCCGCGTTTGAACGGGCCTACCTGAACGTGTGGCCCCGCCCGTCGGAGGTGCTGGCGGCCGCCGGGGTGGACCTGGCGTTGTGGTCCGCCGCCGCCCGTCCGTCCGTCTCGGTGACGTCGGTGCGGGCGGTGGCGTTCGACGTCGCCGGCGACCGCTCGAGCGCCGCGGTCGCCGTGGCCGGCCCCGGCCCCGACGGTGCCACCGTGGTCGAAGTGATCGACGCCCGCCGCGGTGTCGGCTGGTTGGCCGCCGCCGTGCGCGACGCCCGCCGCGCCCATCCCGGCGCCCGTGTCGTCGCCGATTCGTTGGTCACCGCCGGGGTCATCGCCGAGCTGCGCCGGGTCCGGGTCGCCGTCGACCCGGTCGGCGCCGGCGACCACGCCCGGGCCTGCGGCGCGTTCTTGGACGCCCTCGCCGACGGACGGCTGTCCCACCGCGCCCAGGCCGTGTTGGACGACGCCGTGATCGGCGCCGCCCGCCGACCGTTGGGCGACGCCTGGTTGTGGTCGCGGGCCCGGTCCGGGGTCGACATCTCGCCGTTGGTGGCGGTGACCCTGGCGGCGTGGTCGGTCGCCGTCGCCGCCCCCCGTGGCCGTGGCGCCGTCGTCGTCGCCGCTCCCGATCGCCCGGCCCCCAGGTACCCGGCGGGCCGTTTCGGCCGTCCTGGGGCCACCGGGGCGTCGATGCGTTGACGTCGTTACGTAACGACGTCGTACGTCGCGATCGATGGCAACGAAATCTTCCGCCGATCCCGCCGCCGACCTGGCCGCCGGGAAGATCGATGACACCGAGTTTCACCGCCGCATCGCCGAAGCCGGCGCCGCCGCGACGACCGCCGAAGCGTTGAACCCCCCCGACGCCGGCACCGGCGCCGCCGCCCCCACCACCTGACGCGATGGCGCGTCGGTGGGGGGAGCGGCTGGCCGGTCTGCTCGAGTTCGGCGCCGGCGTCCCCGTCCTGCCGTCGGGGGCGCCGGTGGCCGCCGCCGCGCCGGCGCGCCGTGGGGTCAACGTGTCCCGCGGGTTCTCGTCGCCGACGGTGCCGTGGGGCCTGGGCCCGCCGTTGGCCCCGGTCGACGTCGCCGACGGATGGGGCCTGGTCGACCGTGACGCGGCGATGTCGTTGCCGACGATCCAACGGGGCCGTGACCTGATCGTCTCGGCGGTGTCGGCGTGTCCGTTCACGTTGTGGCGCACCGACCGGACCGTGATCCCCCCGACCGACGAACGCATCGGCGACGCCGGATGGTTCGACACGCCCGACCCCGATCAGACCTGTCAGTGGCTGTTGGCGTGGACGGTGGACGACCTGTTGTTCTACTCCGACGCCTACTGGCGGGTCACCGCCCGCTACGCCGACACCGGCTACCCGCGGGCGTTCCGCCGGATCGCCCCGGGCTGTCTCGACGTGCGCGACGGGTTCGTCATGGTCACCGACCCGCTGTACAACGACGGCCGGCCCGAACGTGTCGAGCTCGCCGACGTGATCGAGTTCTGCTCCCCGCTGGAAGGGCTGTTGAACAACGGCGGGCGGGCCATCGGGATCGCCCTGTCGTTGGACGCCGCCGCCGCCCGGTTCGCCGACAACGAAGTCCCCGCCGGCTACCTGCGCCAACGCGAAGGGTCCGAGGATCTGACCACCGCCGAGATGGCCGACGAGACGGCGGCGTGGACGATCGCCCGGCGCACCGGCACCGTCGCCTACCTCAACCAGTGGACCGAGTACGTCGAGGCGTCCTACGACCCGTCCCGGATGCAGGTCGTGGAAGGGCGCACCTATCAGGCGCTCGAGCTGTCCCGCCTGGCGAACATTCCGCCCTATCTGACCGGCGCCCCCGCCGGTACCGGGATGACTTATCTGAACGCCGAACAGGCCAAGGCCGACCTGATCGATTTCGGCGCCGCCCCGCTGATCACCTGTCTGGAACAGACGTTGTCGGGGCCACGGGTGACACCGCGGGGCCAACACGTCCGCTTGGACCTGAACGTGTGGCTGCGCAACCCGTTCAACCCGCCGACCCCGCTGTCCCAGCCCGAGGTGCCCGCCCCGCCCGTCACCGAGGTGCCGTCGTGACCGCTGTCGCCGCCGCCGCCACCACCGACCACCTGTCGGTCGTGTTCCACCGTCCGGTCGCCGCCGCCGGCGCCACCGGGGCGCGCACCGTCGGCGGGCTCGCCGTGCCGTGGGGGGTGCCGGGCCGGGTCGCCGACGGCCGTACCGTCGTGTTCGACCCCGGTTCGTTGGACGCCGCCGCCCGCCCGGTCGCGTTGCGCGACCACGACCGGGGCCGCGCCGTCGGACGGGTGGTCGACGCCGTCGACACCGGCGCCGGGATCGACGCCACCGTCCGCCTCGCCCCCCAGGTGCCCGACGCCGACCAGGTGTTGGCGTTGGCCGCCGACGGGGTGCCGTTGATGTTCTCGGTGGGGGCCACCCCGACCGACGCCGACTACGACGCCGACGGCACGTTGCACGTCCGTGCCGGCACCTGGGACGAGTTGTCGATTCTCACGTTCGGCGCGTTCGGCGGGGCCACCGTCGACCGTGTCGCCGCCGCTGCAACCACCGGAGGAACCATGCCACCCGACCTGCTCACGTTGGACGACGACGAGTCGACGCCGGACGAACCCGACGCCCCGCCCGAACCCGACCCCGACGCCCCCGACCCCGCCGACGGCGCCGAACACGTCACGCTCGAGCCGGTCACCGCGGCCGCCGGGTTCCGCCCGTTCCGCCGCGCCGCGGCGGCACGGGCCCATCCGTTCGCCGGTGTCGACCTGGCGACGCTGTCGCGCTACATCGCCGCCGCCGCCACGTCGGCCGACCCCCGGATCGTCGGCCACGTCCAGCGGGTGTTGA